TTAGATTGCACTGTGTTCTATCGCAAAGCAAGACCAAATGAACATTGGACTGGTTATAAGATTCAAGGCATCGGACATGATGGCAAACAAGAATCAAAACAAAAAGTAATCGGTAGAGTTAAAGCCCTGTTGACCAAGCCTGGCACATGGATTGAATCAAGTGACGCTATGGCAAGAACATTAGGTAAGCTAGGGATGCAACCTGTTACAGACGAACAAACATTGAATACATTGTTCCCGGGCTCTAACTTGAAGATGTTAGACCAAAACGGTAACTATGAGCGTGACGCAGGTAGCTCACGCATACGTGAACAAGTATTTGGAAACCCGGTGACAAAATGAGAGCAAAAGAATTTATCAACGAAGAAATCAACCCTGATATTCGTCACTCTGAATTCAAACATGAATTAGAGATAGATGGATTGCGTTATACTGCTGAAACGGATAATAATTCAGGTTATGGTAATCAACTTATCATCAAAGTATACGATGGCAATAAAGAGGTTGCTAACGCTGAGTTCTACGAAGAACCACATGACAAAGCATTGATTAGCATGAACACTTGGGTTATTAGTAATTACCAAGGACAGAATATCGCAACTAACATGTATGCTTATGCTAAGATGTTGGGTAACGATATTATACCTAGTGATACACAAACTGACCAAGGTGAAAGAATGTGGCGCTCTTGGAACCAATCAGGTCAATCTAAACATATCTTACCAAAAGGTCAAAAAGGGTACAGAGAGTACTAAACGGCTAAATCAATTACGCAAAAAGTTTGACTTTCTTGCGTAGCTGTTATATAATAACTACTTCTTTAGGAGATTATATATGACAGCAAAAATGTTTAGCGGTGACCAGAAAATCAAATTGACCCAACTTATCAATGAAGGCATGGCAGTTATGCATGAGATTGATACATTGCAAGGTGGTTTGACTGACACTATCAAAGCAATCGCAGAAGAATTGGAAGTCAAACCTTCTGTACTCAAAAAAGCAATTCGCATTGCACACAAAGCCAGCTTGACACAAGCTAACCAAGAACACGAAGACCTTAACACTATTTTGGAAACAGTGGGTAAGACTCTTTAATGTCATACGTTGATGCTATTCATAGTAGGGATGATGACCGCATCTTTGTAGTAGAGCGTGGCGCTGATGGCAAACGTCATTACAACGAATTCCCTGCAAACTATGTTTTCTATTACGAGGATCCCAAAGGCAAACAACGAAGTTTGTTCGGTAAACCTGTAAGCAGATTCAGTACACGCAAGCGTACAGAGTTTGAAAAAGAACGTAGAATTCATTCTGGTAAAAGTCTTTACGAGAGTGATGTTAACGTTGTATTCCGTTGTTTATCGGAAAACTATCTAGGTGTCGAACCACCGAAACTACACACTTGTTTCTTCGACATTGAAGTAGACTTTGACCCAGTTAAAGGTTTCAGTCCTACAAGTGACCCATTCAATCCTGTTACAGCTATCAGTTGTTACTTAGATTGGTTGGAAACTTGCTTCACGTTAGTCATTGCTCCCAAGCACATGAGTCCCGAAACAGCACAAGAGATTGTAAACGAATTTGAGAACACTATTCTTTTCACTAATGAGAAGGAAATGTTTGATGTATTCTTTCAGTTGATAGAAGATGCTGACGTACTTACTGGTTGGAACTCAGAGGGCTATGATATTCCATACATGGTCAACAGAGTTACACGAGTAATGTCAAAAGATGATACTCGCAAGTTCTGCTTGATGGGTCAACTCCCTAAGCCAAGAACGTATGAACGTTTCGGTAAAGAGGAACAAACATACGACTTGATTGGTCGCATTCACCTTGACTATTTGCAGTTGTACAAGAAGTATAACTACGAAAGCCGTCACAGTTACAAACTTGACGCTATCGGCGAATATGAAGTCGGTGAGAACAAAACACAATACGAAGGCACTCTTGACCAGTTGTATAACAAAGACTTTAAAAAGTTCATTGAATACAACAGACAAGATACTTTGCTATTGGTTAAAATTCACAACAAAACTAAGTTCTTAGAACTAGCTAACGCATTGGCACATGAAAACACTGTGCTATTGCCAACAGTTATGGGTTCAGTAGCTATGATTGAAATGGCTATTATGAACGAAGCACACGAACGTGGATTAGTAGTTCCAGACAAGAAAAGGAAGAATGATAATGCAGATGAAGTTCAACAAGCGGCAGGTGCCTATGTTGCTACGCCCAAAAGAGGCATGCACGAATGGGTCGGAGCAGTCGATATTAACTCACTCTATCCGTCAGCAATTAGAGCACTCAATATGGCGCCAGAAACCATCGTTGCTCAGGTCAGACAAACACTCACCGACCAATACATGAGAGAGAAGGGCATGAAACTTGCCCGAGAAAAGAAGTTTTACAAAGACGGTGATGATGACGTTACTGGTGCTATCTTGTGGGAAAACTTGTTCGGTGCTTTAGAGTACACAGCAATTATGAACCAAGAAAGAGGCACTATCTTAACTGTAGACTACGAAGATGGTCGCAGTGTAGAAATGTCAGCAGCCGAGATTTGGAAGATGGTCTTTGATAGTCACAAGCCTTGGATTCTCTCAGCGAACGGTACAATCTTTACATACGAAAAAGAAGGTATCATTCCTGGTCTATTGTCTCGTTGGTACTCAGAACGTAAAGAAACACAGAAGCTAGCAAAAGAAGCATATGGTACAGACATGTACGAATACTACGATAAGCGTCAGCTTGTTCGTAAGATTTTGCTTAACTCAGCTTATGGTGCGTTGTTGAATGAACACTGTCGTTTCTATGATAAGCGTATTGGTCAATCAGTTACGTTGAGTGGTCGTCAGATTGTTAAACACATGATGAGCCAAATCAATCAAACTGTTGTGGGTGATTACACACACGAAGGTGAAGCGATTGTTTATGGTGATACTGACTCATGCTACTTCTCCGCGTACACTACAATGAAGCCTCAGATTGATGCAGGTGAGTTAGAGTGGAACAAAGATGTATGTATCGGTTTGTATGACGCAATCGCAGACGAAGCTAACAATAGTTTCCCAGCATTCATGGAGAAAGCATTCCATGCTCCTCGCAAGAATGGTGAGATTATCAAAGCTGGTCGTGAATTGATTGGTGACCGTGCTATCTTTATCGTTAAGAAGCGTTATGCTATTAACATCTTCGACAAAGAAGGTAAGCGTAAAGACAAAGATGGTAGTCTAGGTGATATCAAGGCTATGGGTCTTGACTTGAAACGTGCTGATACTCCTAAGTATGTACAAGAGTTCTTAATGGACGTTCTTGAAATGGTTCTACAACGAGGTAAAAATCGTGAGGATATCATTGAACGTATCAAAGACTTTAAGCGTATTATGGTTTCGCAAGATAGTTGGACTAAGGGTTCACCTAAGTCAGTTAACAACTTGACTAAGCATACACAAGCGTTTGAGAAAACTGGTACATGTAAAGTGGGTCACGCAAGAGCCGCTATCAATTGGAACTATCTACGCAGAGTTTACAATGACAACTATTCAATGCAAATCATTGATGGTATGAAAATTGTAGTTTGCAAATTGAAGCCTAACGCTTTGGGCTTTAACTCAATTGCTTACCCAGTTGATGAACTTAGATTACCACAATGGTTCAAAGACTTACCATTCGATGACGATGCTATGGAGCAGACGCTCGTTGATGAAAAGATTGAAAACTTGATTGGTGTTCTTGGTTGGGATATTAAGAACAACATTGATGTTAAGTCAACCTTCGATGAATTATTTACGTTCGGGTAAACTAACTGTTTACAAACGTAAAAAATCCAGATATAATACACACTACGTATTCCTAAATACATTTATAAGGACATAAAATGAAAGATACACTACAAAACATTATTCAGTACACACAAGGTTTAGGTAACATCGACCTAATCAAAGTTACTGGTACAAACACTACGACAGTTATCACTGCCGTTTCAGAAGACAAGTCAGTTGTTGTTACTGGCACATTAGTTCAGCCTAACGCAGAGTTCGAGGGCGTATTCGGTATGCCTAACTTGGGTAAGTTGAAAACTATTCTTGGTTTCGATGACTATGATGAAAATTCTTTGATTAACATCACACGCAAAGACCGTGAAGGTGTTATGACTCCAGATACAATTCACTTTGAAACAAAAGATAAGTCATTCATTAACGACTATCGTTTGATGGCTAAGTCTATCGTTGAAGAAAAAATCAAAGATATCAAGTTCAAAGGTGCAGCTTGGAACGTTGAGTTCGAACCAAGTGTTGCTAGTATCTTGCGTTTGAAAAAGCAAGCAAGTGCTAACAGCGAAGAAAAGAACTTTTCGACTAAAGTTGAAAACGGTGACTTGAAGATTTACTTTGGTGATGTGTCAACTCACAGTGGTAACTTTGTGTTTCAACCTAGCGTTGTAGGTACATTGGCAAAGAACTGGTTCTGGCCTGTCGCAGAAGTACTTGCTATTCTTAGCTTGCCAGGTGACAAGACATTCCGTATCAGTGACCAAGGTGCTGCTGAAATCACAGTTGATTCAGGTCTAGCAGTTTATCAATACTTGTTGCCAGCACAACAAAAGTAATATGTTGAACGGAATCAATTCAAGTGGAAGATACCTTCAGGTCACTGGAGGTACAACTTCAACTTTTGTCAGTAGGAATTATAACTCTAACGCTAAGATGGTTGGGGATATGATGTATGATGTTGATTCGCAATGTATTAAAGTCTTTGACGGCAGTAGCTGGCAACAATTATATGGTGGCAATGCTACTGTCGAACTAACTTACGAAGCCGAATCATTACTTGATTGGGCACGTAAGAAGAAGGATGAAGAAATGTTGCTTGAAAAACAAGCACAAGAGAATCCTGCTATCAGAGATTTAGTTGAACAAATCAAACAAAAGCAAGACCAAATCAAAATGGTTCAGACTCTAATCAAAAAAGAAGTAATAGTTGAATGACACAAGATAACCTATCAGCAAAACAAAACCCAGAGTGGGCATTGTTCTTACCTGCAGTCAGTAGTTTCTATATTAGTGGCTTAGGTAAGCAACGTAAGGGCGAAGATTATTTTCCTAAAGAACGTATTCCTGTAGGCTTTAATGGTGATGTTGAACGATTAAACTTTCTTAACAGTAAAGAAGGCTTGTACTATTACAAGTGGGGTTTGTACTCTGCTGGTCACGCCGACTTAGATACAACAACTGACAATCCAAGTGAGAGTATCATCCGCGAACGTGAAGAAGGTACATTCATGTTAGGTGACTCAGGTGGTTTCCAGATTCTTAAATGTCAATGGCCTGCTGATTGGAAAGACCCTAACTGTCCCAAAGCAATGAAGAAGCGCCAGCAAGTTTTGACTTGGATGGATACATACATGGACTATGGTATGTGTTTAGATATCCCATCACAGTCACTAACTACGTTTAATATCAAAGACCCAAAGACAGTTGAAAAAGATAAAGAGGGTAACATCATCCCTGGATCAGGTAAATCTGCTCATGGAATTCAATTCATTGAAGATGCAGTAACCGCTACCCATATCAACAACGAATACTTTATCAAGAATCGTTCGGGCAAATGCAAGTTCTTAAACGTACTGCAAGGTCGCAATCACGGTCAATCAAAAGATTGGTATAACGAAATGAAAAAGTATTGCGACCCAAATATCTACCCAGAGAATCACTTCAATGGTTGGGCGTTCGGGGGTCAAAACAAGATTGACATTCACTTGATGTTAACTCGTTTGGTCGATATCATCCATGATGGTTTGTTACAAGAAGGTAAGCATGATTTGATTCACTGTTTGGGTACAAGTATCTTAGAGTACGCTGTGTTGTTTACTGATATTCAACGTGCAATTCGTAAGCATCATAACCCAAAACTAGTTATCACATTTGACTGTGCTAGCCCATTCTATTCAGCAGCTAAAGGCTTAGCGTACTTCAATACAACAATTGAACACAACAAGAAATGGTCATATCAAATGACTAAGACCGCAGAAGGCAAGCAATATGGTATTACTAGTACCTATGCAGGAGACCAACGCAAATATCGGGACGCTTGTTTGGCTGACGGTATCCATACTGTCTTTACAGATAGTCCAGTTACTGATACACTTACTATGAAAGATATTTGCTATAGAGGTCAAGGCTTCTTAGGTGCTCATAATAAAGAAACTAAAACCAGTTGGGATACTTTGAGTTACACATTGATTCAGTCACATAACGTATGGATGCACATGAACGCTGTTCAAGAGGCTAATCGTCAATATGAACAGGGTGTTGTGCCCAAGATGCTTATGCATAAGTTTGAAGGTGGAAGTTTCTTTGCTAACTTAGTAGATGAAATTTTCAGTAAGAAAACTAAAGAAGAAGCCATCGAATTGATTGACTATCATAACAGCTACTGGTTGCAATTTCAATCAGGTTCACAAGGTATCAGTGGTAAGAAAACAATTAACGCTATGACTATGTTTGACAAGCTATTCGAAGTTGAACAACCAGAACCAGAAATAGATGAAGAATTGATTGACAGCGATGATGCAATGTCAGAAGCACTAGGAGAGTAATATGGAACAAAGAGAACAAGCACTACAAGAAACACGACAACGCATTGCTAAGGCAGCAAAGCGTACAATTTTCGTAACATTTCAGAAGGAAGGCATTCATTGCTATCCGGCTGCGGCAACAGACCCTGCTCTAAAAACAGGTGACATGTATGACGTTAGCTTTCTAGGAACTCCACATCGTCACATCTTTCATTTTGATGTGTCGATTGAAGTATTTCACAACGATAGGGATATCGAGTTTATTCAATTCAAACGCTGGCTAGAGTTTATGTACTCTGAAGGTACTTTGCAATTGGATTACAAAAGTTGTGAAATGTTAAGTGACGATTTGTACAACCAAATCGCTACACGATATCCCGACCGTGACATTACTATCACCGTAAGCGAAGACGGTGAGAATGGTGCTACGATTTTTTACAATAAAACACAACCTCTCAACAACCTAAAAATTTAATAGGAAAACAAAATGGCTAAACCTACATTTCAATCTAACCCACGTGTCAATCAAATTTTTGATGACTTGGAAAACTACTTGACCTTCTGTCAAGACTATGGGTACAAGTTTGATGAAGCAACCATGTATGATATGCGCTCATTCGTATATCGTCAACATCAGAAACAAATGGCTGGCAAATGGGCTAAGGATCAGTGGGCAGAAGATACACGCCGATGAAAGTAGTATTAGTCACTGGTGGATTTGATCCATTACATAGCGGGCACATTGATTACATCAAGGCTGCTAAACAACTCGGCGATAAACTAGTCGTTGGGCTGAACAGTGACGCATGGCTGACCCGTAAGAAAGGTCAGCCTTTCATGCCTCTTTCTGAAAGATTTGCACTAGTAAGTGCTATCGGCGTTGTTGACGAAGTAATTGTTTTCAATGACGATGATGGCTC